CCACGACCCAACGGGAGAAAAACCCCTCGGTGGTATCTCTCACGTCACCCATTCATCGCTGATAACGTAATTAGGCAAATAAAAAAGGGAAGCTACCTAGGTTGCCTGATTGATACTAAGCCTAGGTAGCTTCCCGCCCGTTCCCCGTATTCGAACTGCAAGGGATACAACAGCATGATCGTGCCAGAGTGCCTAGACACAATCAGGGCAAAGAGTATCAGGCTCTGTCAAGTCGGTACCCTCGTGGGGTATGCTCGCCTGTTTATGGAGGATATGACGCCCGTAGAACACAGAGCCCTAGTATTCGCGATAGCAAGCAAAGCAGGCAATGCCAGAGAGATCTCTGAGCAATGGGGCTTGCCTGTTCCTAGGCTACGTAAGTTTGTTAAGGACAACGAACGTGAGCTAACTGAAGTAAGAGAAGCCATGGAAGCTAAAGAGAGAGAGGAGGAAAGCGCTTACCCGGACATAACCCCTGGTGAGCTAGCCGAGCTATGGATAAGTAACAAAGCTGAACGCTTGCGAAGGTACCAAGCGGTAGCTGATTGGCTATACAAGGAAGTGAAGGCAAACCCTACCGACGCAACCACCTTAAGGGAATTCCGTTCCTACCTTGCTGCCGTCGCTAATGAGCTAGGTCAATTGCTGCACAGGGGATCGGGTGAGGTAGGAATGGGAGACACAACGACATACGATATTCCAGGCGTGGACCTTAACAAGCTTAGGTAAGGAGAGGAACCAATGAATATTCCAGTTGAATTCGTTAACCGTCATCCAGCTACTTTGCATGTATTCAGGTATTTTGCATACGAGCATTTGACTGAACCACTGCGCACTGTCTCAATGTACAGCTATCATTTGGCAGCAGCCATGATCAAAGAGTTGCCCGATGGACCTGAATTGACAGAAGGATTGCGTAAGCTATTGGAAGCTAAGGACTGTTTTGTTAGGACGGCACTTGATATCGTGAGGCCAGTAGATGGCTAACACATTAACAGCTAAGAAAAAGAACACTGGCACAGTTCACAAACATGTGTACGAACCCAGGGGAGGCTGTAAGGAAGCATTTGAAGCACGCGATGATGAATTGCTTATATCGGGTCCAGCGGGTACAGGTAAGTCTAGGGCCTGCTTAGAGAAGATACATATGATTTGCCTCATGACATCTAATGTGCGAGCGCTTATTCTTCGTAAGACGCTTACTTCGCTTGGATCAACGGCTCTAGTTACTTGGCGAAATTGGGTAGTCAAGGAAGCCTTGGTGACTGGTGATGTTGTCTACTATGGAGGTTCAGCTCAGGAAGCGCCACAATACCGCTATACCAACGGTTCTAGCGTAACCATCGGTGGTCTAGACCGCCCAACGCGGATTATGTCATCCGACTACGACATTATCTATATTCAGGAAGCCACAGAGATCACGCTCGATGATCATGAAATGTGCACTACCCGACTGAGGAATTGGGCTATTTCATTCCAACAATTGATCATGGACTGTAACCCAGCAGGGGAAAAGCATTGGCTTAAGCTTAGAGCCAATGATCGGAATACTGTTTTAATTGAATCGCGCCACGAGGACAACCCCCGACTGTTCGATGAAATCATTCACGAAGTTATTGATGGTCCCGCAACAGTTGAATACAAGGTCACAGAGAAAGGGGCTGTCTATATTGGAAAACTCGATAAGCTTACAGGAGTTAGATACAAACGACTTCGACTCGGTCTATGGGTCAGTGCTGAGGGAATTATTTACGAAGAATTTGACCCCCTTGTACATGTGCTCCCGTGGGAATATGACGACGCCGGTAATCGTATGCCGTTGCCAGAAGATTGGACTAGATATTGGTCCATCGACTTCGGTTATGTGCACCCGTTTGTGCTGAAATGCTATGCAGAAGGTTCAGACGGTGAATTGTATATGTATCGAGAGATCTATATGACAGGCCGCACTGTGGAGGAGCACGCGGCAACGATCATGAATGAGGTTACTAAGCCAGTAACTACAGAATGGTACGACCATTTTAACAAGGAAACACGTACGCGTACTGAAAATGTGTGGGTAGAGCCACAACCGTCAGCAATCATCTGTGATCATGATGCCGAAGGAAGACGTACGTTTGAGAGAGCAACGGGTTTAGGTACTCAAGCGGCTATAAAGAATGTGTACGAAGGCATCAACGCTGTCAAGGAAAGGCTTAAGGTTAATCCAGACACTGGCTATGCGCGGTTGTATCTAATGGCTGATTCCCTTGTGGAACTTGACCAGTCTCAAAAGGACGCATTGCTGCCTACATGTACTCAAGATGAGTATGCAAGCTATGTATGGAAAGTTAATAGCGACGGTCGCAAGCAAGATGAACCGGTGAAGCGTGATGATGATGGCATGGACACCGACCGGTACGCCGTAGCATGGCACGATCTTAAAGGCAAAGCTCGTATAACCCTAGTTAGCTAACATAAAGGAGTAAGGAAATGGTAGCAATGGACCCGAGTACGAACCCTACTTTCCTTCAGTTCTTTGCTTGGCGACTAGGCAAAGCAATGGATAGGCAAGCGAAGAGCAAGGCATATGGAACTGTACGTGTACGCACAATATTGCAAACAACTGTAAGGCTTATACTTCATCTCGCCGGTTTTGCGAGCTTGACAATTGCTGGGTTCACGTGGTCTATTGCGGCTGGTTTGGTCGTTGCGGGAGCTTCATTTTTCGTTCTGTCATGGCTCACAGCCTCCAATCCGCCGCCAGACTCCGACCGTCCACAGCGATAGGCGCCCTCCATGCGAGATCTCATCACAGCCCTGATGAACAGGTCCAGCAAGCGACTGTCCATTCGGGACGACACGCCGGTTCCTTACTCGACAACGCGATCTACGCTATTCAGCAACGACTCGGATATTCCTGTTAGCGATGCGGCATACGAAGCATTCGGAAGTGTTGGAACGCTTTTCGCCATTGTAACTCAGATTGGCAACGCATTTGCTAGTGTTGAGTGGCACCTGTACCGCAAGACTTCAGTTCGAGACAAGTCACGACGCACTGAAGTAACAACCCACGGCTTTTTAGATGTGTGGAACAGGCCCAATTACTTCTATACGGGACGTTACTTTCGAGAATGCGCTCAGCAGCACTTGGATTTGGTGGGCGAAACGGTAATTGTTCTGAATAAAATCGGTAACATTATTGTCGAAATGTGGATTGTACGGCCAGATCGAATTACGCCAGTAAAGGACCCCAAGAAATTCATTACGGGTTATGTCTACAAAGGACCTGACGGGGAAGAGGTCCCGCTTGCACTTGACGATGTGGTCAGGATTATGTACCCGAATCCAGCCGACCCGTATCGAGGCATGGGCCCGGTTCAAACAATGCTTTATGATGTCGATGCTGCCAAGTATTCGGCCCAATGGAATCGCAATTTCTTTATCAATGGTGCTCAGCCTGGTGGGGTAATTGAAGTTGACTACCATATGAATGATAAAGAATTTGACGCATTCCTAGCCAGGTGGCGCCATCAACATCAGGGGGTAGCCAACGCTCATCGCGTCGCGGTGCTAGAAAATGCACACTGGAAAGATACGAAGTTCAGCATGGAAGATATGCAATTCGTTCAATTGCGTGAGCTACCTCGCGAGTTGATTCGTGAAGCATTCGCCTTCCCTAAGCCGATGCTCGGTACAGTTGATGATGTTAACCGAGCGAACGCGGAAGCTGGAATGGACATTATGGCCAAGGGTCAGACCATTCCGCGCCTTAGTCGATGGAAGGACGCTGTAAATGTGTTCCTTCTGCCGCAATTCGCCAATGGCAAGCTGTTGGAAGCTGACCCCGACGACCCAACGCCAGTCAATAAGGAAGCACTTAATGCTGAGCGTAATAGCCAAACAGCAGGAGCTAGGAATCTAGCTCTCACAGGGTGGCACCCGGATGATGTACTGGAAGCGATGCGACTTCCCGCCATGCGGTGGGTGGGTATTCCGCAACCAGGTCAGCAAGCCAAAATTGATGCGGAGGACAATGCACAGAACATGATCCAAGCAAAGGCAGAGCGAATGCCAATTATTGACCTAGCACAAATTGAAGAATAGAGAGGAGGGAAAATGCGACCAAATCGTAATAAGCACTTGACAAACCAGCGAGTAAAGGTGCTTGATCGAATCAAAGCGCAAGACCCTGATCTTGCCAATCAATTGTCCAACCTCAAACTCGACTGGTATCGGCTGAAGAATTCTGCCGACGGTGAGACGGCTGATCTTTACATTTACGATGAGATCGTGCCTAACTGGATGGCTGAGTGGTTCGGTGGTATTTCGGCAGAAGGTTTGATTGCCGCACTGAATGAGATCTCGGCCAGTACCATCAATGTGCGGATCAATTCGCCGGGCGGTGATGTGTTTGAAGCTATCGCTATTTACAATACATTGGTGAGTCATTCATCGACTATCAATGTGTATGTAGATGCTTTGGCCGCAAGTGCTGCGAGCATTATTGCTATGGCGGGTGACAAGATCACGATGATGGTTGGTTCCCAGATGATGATCCATGATGCTCTGGGAATTGAATTGGGCAACGCAGCAGATATGCGTGCGTTTGCTGATTTCTTGGACAAGCAATCGGATAACCTAGCGTCAATCTATGCTGCTAAGGGTGGCGGAGACACAGCGGATTGGCGAGCGTTGATGCTCGCAGAAACATGGATGTTTGCTGAAGAGGCTGTTGAGTTGGGTTTGGCTGATGAAATCTATTCAGCCGACCAGTCTGAGGAGGAAGAAACTCAGGAAGATGAGGATGCCGAAACTCCAGAGGAGCAACAACAGGAAGAGGAGGAAGATACAGAGAAACCTGTTGTTCCGGAAAATGAGGATGAAAGTGTAGACAACCTCATGAATCGTCGACACGTTCTGGTAAATCGAGGATTCAATTACGCCGGACGTAAGCGCGCTCCGGCACCGACTGCAAACAATTCTTTGTTCTCGGACAAAGAACTAGATGCGTTTTTGGCCAATTGGCCATCCAATGGGAGGAAGTGAAAGAATGGCTAAGACAATTGCGGTCCCGCAAAATGAGACCGAATTGCAGGAGGTGCTTTCCGATCGTGCGGTAATGAAGGAACTTCTCGGCGACCCTGAGCGATTTACGAAGTTTGTGAATGACCACGTTCAGGTTAGGCTCACTGCCGACCCGGGTGTTCTCGCTCAGGTCAATGAGCAGACCGAACAATTCATGATCAATTGGCTACGTGATCGCCAGGGCGATGATCTTAGCGCTACATCAAAGCGGTTGAACCTGGACAACCCAAATGCGCGTGCCCGAATTCGACCCAACACCGTTTATAACAAGGGCGCTGTTGGTGCGAAGCATGACAGTTTGTTCGCTACACCAACTGATTTCTTGCGTGGTATCGCGAATGAAACGCACAAGGACGCTGAGCTGTCACGCAAGCTTGGAATGCTGAAGAACGATCTCGGTTCGATCAAGCCTTCCGACGGCGGGTTCCTCATTCCGGAGATTCTCCGTGCGGAGCTTCTGCGCGTTGCTCTGGAAAAGGCAGTTGTCCGGTCACGTGCTCGGGTCATTCCGATGGACAGTCTGACTGTTCCGTTCCCGACAGTCGATTCGACGTCCAATGTGTCCAGTGTATTCGGCGGTGTTACCGGGTTCTGGACCGAGGAGGGTGCCACTCTTACGGAGTCTCAGCCTCGATTCGGCCGCATCGAATTGCGTGCGCAGAAGCTGGTTCTGTACACGGAAATTCCTAATGAACTTATGCAGGATGCTCAGCCGTCACTGGCCGCATTCATTGGGGATATCTTCCCCGAAGCAATCGCATGGTTCGAAGATGTTGCTTTCTTTATTGGCGGTGGCGTTGGTGAGCCTCTCGGCTTCCTGAACGCACCTGCGACTGTTGCGACCGACCGCGTTGGCTCTTCCACTGACACGGTTGTGTGGGCTGACATTGTCGGCATGTACGCCAGGATGCTCCCTCAGTCGCTGGATCGTGCTGTGTGGGTGGTTTCGCCTGACGTGCTCCCGCAATTGCTTGTGATGACTGTAGCGTCTGGCACTAGCGCCGTGTGGATCGGTGGAGGTAATTTCCCAACAGGTTCGGTTGCTCCGCCTATGTCGATGCTCGGACTTCCTCTTATCGTTTCGGAGAAGGCACGCGCACTCGGTACCCAAGGTGATATTAACCTGGTTGACTTCGGTTTCTATTTGATCGGTGATCGCCAGGCAATGAGCGCCCGCCAGAGCGAGGAATTCCGTTTCCAGAGTGACATTACCGCGTTCCGGGTTATCGAGCGTGTTGACGGTCGCCCCTGGTTGCAGTCCGCTATTACTCCTCAGAATGGTGGAGCTACTCTCTCGCCATTTGTTGCGCTGGCTAACTGATTAGGAGAATATCTCGTGTGGATTAAACTATCCAGTAACGACTACCTCTGTATCCCTACGGGGGCAACGTTGTCAGTAACTTCATTGTCTAGCACCAATTGGAGGGTCGGCACTAGCGTGCTCGGGTCCACTATATCCACAGTACGTTCTGGCTTTGTGACGGAGGAAGATGCGCGTGCGGCTTTGGATGAGCTGATGGGTGAGCAAGGTTTTGAACAAATTCAGCCACCGGTCACTGAGGAAGAGAAAGCAGAGGAGGAATAAATAATGCGTGGTCTCGGAAATGTGTTCGACATCACTGTTGGAATCAATGATGTCGCTGACCTAGCAGCAGGGGCAAACACTGGCAAGCGCGTACATATGCGTAACTATGACGTGCTAGGTGTTTTGCTCCGAAAGAATGCGGCATCCGCCGGAACCGATACCGTAACCATTACTCTTCAGGAGCACAACGCAAACACAGGTGGTACATCTCAAAACCTGGCAGTAATCACCGATTGGTACAGCAAGTCAACCGCTGCTGCTCTCGCAGGTACCGAGACGTGGGTAGAAGCCACTCAGGCCGCTGCTGCCACGTTGGCACTCACTAACGCGCTTGTACCTGCTGCTAACCAAGCATTGGTTTTTTTCGAAGTCGAGGCAGCTTCATTGAGTGCTGGGTTTGAATGGCTTTCTGTAAATATCGCGGACCCGGGTTCCGGGGGCACCATCCTCGGCGGTGTGACTTATTTCTTGTCTGGTCTGAAGATTATGCGTAAGCCAGATCTACTTGCGCAACCTAACGCATAGGGGCGTTTGCATGGCAAAGAGTACTCATTCACAGGAGGTGCTTACGGGTACCTCTCAAAGTTTTACTGACCATGAATTGTCCGATCCTGATCCGCCTGTTGTGATTAGGCGAGCTGAACTAGGGAGGGTTGATCAATTAGCTGGTACGGACTCCTCGGAATCCTCAGAGAGCGAGCGGCAATCAAGCGAGCCCTTGAAGCTCAGCCCCCAAGAGCCTGCCCAAACGACGGAGAACCTCTCCGACCAGACGGACGAAATGGACTCTTCTGCCCCTTCGACGGGTGGAAGTGGCCGGAGAACGACTCCACCGCGATCAGGTAGGAAGCGCGCTAACGTTCGCTCTATCTCGAATGAAGACGACGATTTCGATTAGTAGGGGTGGGGGGAGTGTGCACTGTGCATTCCCCCATTTCCCCTATCCCACAATAGATAGGGTAGTTCGTGAGTGAGCACAAGAGCCGAACGAACAATAGCCATTACGAAAGACCTAGTCCTGTTTTGCGGAGGCTTAGGAGGAATCTTCTATCAGCAATTGACGGGAAACGTAAATTTCATATTCCTGGCAATCTTCACAGCGATGACTGGCGTACCTGGTCTCACGAATCTGATTTCTCTATTACGTGGTTCAGTTATCGAATTACCGCCACCGCCATCAGTGCCGCGACCTTCGGAATCGGAGTCGGGCAGCTCTATTTGAAATTGCGAGGATAAGTGAATGAACGAAGTCAGACGCCGCCTTCCAATTTCACGTGGTGCACTCTATGGTTTAATAGCTACCTACGTTTCCAGCATTCTTATGGTAGCAGTCGCTATATGGTACGCCAACTACGTAGATAGACAGAGCAATAGACAATGGTGTGAGCTGATAGTGTCCATAGACGACGCTTATAGCGGAGCACCAGCGACTAATCCAAGTGGCAAAAAGGTAGCGGAAGAATTTCACAGACTTCGTACGCAATTTGCTTGCTGAGAGGGAGATGGGAAATGGCGTGGGAGCCTGATTACATTACGTCGGCAGAGTTCAAGCATTATACAAGTATTGAAGCATTGGATACTGTGGATGATGCTGAGATTGGATTTGCGATCACTGCGGCATCACGTGCTGTCGACAAGTGCTGTAGTGAGCGATTCAATGGCATGGGGGCAAAACGTCAATTCGGCCAAACAGCCGCACCTGAGGTACGCTACTACACTCCGCGATGGGATAATGATCTTATTCGTTGGGTGATTGAAGTCGATGACTTTGACGACATTACCAGTCTGGTGGTTCAAGTGTCCACTGGAAACAATGAAGTATATAACGGCACAATCACTGATTATGTTCTCAGGCCGCGTAACGCACTGGCAGACAAGCGAGTTTATACACAGATCGCAATTGCCACTGCGTCCAGCATACAGCCTGTATTCTTTCGAGATTCCGCCAAGATCACCAACAAATGGGGGTGGACGACAACTCCAACCACAGTCAAAACAGGAACCTTTACTCAGGCGCATCGGTTTGCCAAGCGTCGACAGAGCCCTATGGGAGTAACAGGGTCGCCACAAAAGGGAACCGAAGCAAAGTTGTTGGAGGAAGTTGATCCTGATATCGCATTGATGCTTACTGATTATGTCAAGCTTGGGTGGACACAGTGATCATTAAGAATGTTATGAAAGATATTGGAGACCGGCTGGATACGATCAACCCGCTCCGTGTTCACCCGTATGAGGCTGACGAGATCAGTGTCCCCGCCGGACTTGTAAGCCTACCAAGTAATATTAATTATCAGACCACCTACGGCTCTGGTGTCAACGACATACTGTTAGAGGTCACGGTGCTGGTATCTAAAGTGGGCGCCCGTGCCAGGCTTGAACAGATTTCCCCTTACGCGGATAGCGAAGGACAGAAATCAGTAGCTCAGGTTTTGGAAACAGGAACATATTCTGCGTTCGACAGCTTGCAAGTAATGTCATCTAGATTCATGATTGTAAACATCGCCGGTGATGATTACTTGGCATGCATTTTTCTAGTAGAAGTGATTGGACCAGGGAGGCATTAAATGGCACTTAATACTCGGCTTTCTATGTCCCTTATAGCGCCGTTGACCAAAGCGACCGTTATGGGCAATAATCCGTCAGACAATTTCGTACTGAATAAGGTGGTTGAATATGCTAACGGAGTTGGGGCGGGTAATGCGGATAAACTCTACTATGCGGAGCGCACACTAAATGCGGGTGTAGCTAGCGAAACTCTGGATATTTCGGGAGGTATTACTGACAACCTGGGAACAACATTTACCATCGCTCGGGTTAAGATGCTAGTCGTAATGGCTGAACCCTTCTCCGGCGTGGTCAACACGAATGACACAATTATTGGCGCTGCTGCTGCCACACAATTTGCGGCAATACTTGGGACTACGGGAACCGTGACTCTCAAACCGGGGGGAGGTTGCGCATTCTGGGCAGGTGCCGCAGACGCTACCGCATGGGTGGCTGCAAACGGAGCTACTGATTCACTCAAGATCGCCAATAGTGCGGGTGCTGGTGGCGCGGCTTTGGTTTACCAGATTGCCATTGTTGGCGTTAGTGCTTAATCAGGAGAGGAGTAATTAAATGGCGCTCAATCATGGCCGACTTACCGTGGTTATTTTCAACGCACTAGACATCTCCGGGTTCACCAACACCGCTGAAATGGCGGATGAAGACGACATGCATGACACTACGTGCTTTGGTGCGGCACGAAAGGCTTACGCGTCGGGTCTTGGCGATGGTAAATTCACGATTGGCGGAGTGCATAATAGCGGGAGTACCGGACCTCGAAAGATCCTTAAGGGAGTCAAGGCCACCAAGCTGCCAGCACCGTTTGTCTACCGTCCTGAGGGGACCGGTTCTGGCAAGGCACAGTCATCTGTGAGCGTGTTGGTGATGAGCTATGTGGACACTTCCGCCGTGGCGGATATGGTGCGGTGGAAGGCAGTACTGCAAATGACTGGTGATCTCACTGAGACCGATCAGGCATAATCGATTTAAAAATCTTTGGGAGAGGATGAGGAAATGGTTAAGAAAGATGATACTCGGGATATGGAATTCGCGAGTGCTGAGGAATTGCAAGAAACTACCGAAGTCGAAATTGAATACTTACAACTAGAACACGGTAAGTGGAAGGGCAAGTGGGTAGCTCTTAAGCCATTGAATCGAAAACAAGCTCTCAGGTTTAAGGGTAACCGTAAGATGCCTCGTGATCTTTTTGAACAAAGAATTGTCTCTATAGCAATGATCAACCCTAATATGACTGTGGCTCAAATTAGTGGGTGGCAGGATGTGGACCCGGCGGACGGTGATCTAAGGAAGATAACCGACACTATCATTCGCATTTCCGGTATGGCAGAGGAGTCTTCCAAAAGGGAAGAAACTAACGACAACGATCTATAATCATTTTGAGAATTACCCTGATGCAGAAATGGAGTTCTATATTTGTCAAAAATTAGGCTGGAAGTCTGTCAAGCAAATGCGAAACGGACTGTCTAATCTAGAATTTCAACAATGGCTTATGTATTACGCTCGAATTGCACAACGTAAAGAGCTAGCCGACAAGGAAATGAGATCGAGGATGCACTAATGGATATGTCAATTAGTCAGGATGGAATGGTTCAAGTTGGACAAGCTATTCTCAGATTAAAGGCAGACATTCCTGGCGTTGTGTCCCGTGTTGTCTTTGCAGCTGCCGGTATTTCTGTTGACGCTGCCAGACCGACTGTGCCGCGAGATTCAGGAGATGCCGCTAGATCGCTCCGACATTTCCTGACAAATACCGGCGCTGCTGTGGAGGGGGGAGCCTCTGTCGATTATTACCGCTGGCTAGAGCTTGGTGGCGCGTCAGGCAGAAAGCATGCGAATAAACGACCAACAGTCGCAGATGGACGGTATATCTATCCAGGGTATTTGCGTAGTGAACAGAAAATTCAAATCGTCATGGAGGAATCACTTAGTAAAGCTGTTACAGACGCTGGATTGGCGGGATAATGGGACCGACTGTAACGCTTGAGTTCAAAGGTGAAGAATCGGATCTAATGAAAGCAGTCGATAGAGCCGGAGACGGTGTTGAGCAACTAGGAGACCGTGTCGAAAAGACTACAAAGGACATTCGTGGTCATTCTAAAGCATTTGACGCAATGGGAGAGGGCACGGACAAAGCTGAAAAAAAGTTTACCGGATTTAAAGACACACTCGACGGATCCATAAACGGTCTCGCTGCCTTCAATGATTCCAGCCTGTCTATGTCAGATAAAATGATGGCAATGGGTCAATCAGCCGCAGACCTGTCAGGTGGTCTAACAGACTTCCTCATTCCTGCTATCAGCTCCGTAGTAACATTCATGCGCGGTGGACTAGCGTCAGCAATGACATTTATCGCAGCTCACCCGTTGATAATTGCTCTAATCGCTTTGGTTGCAATCTTTGTTTTACTGTGGATGCATTCTCAGACATTCCGAGACATTGTGATTGGAGTTTTCAAGGCTGTAGGTGATTTCTTTGTAAATGTATTCAAGAAATCCTTCGATTTTGTTGTTGGTCTTGTCCAAGGTTATTTGGATATTTATATCAGTATCGGCAAAGCGATCGTGTCAGCATTCAGCGCTGTTGCAGAAGGGATTAAGAACGCTTTTAAAGCTGCATTCAATTTTGTTGCTGATGCCTGGAATAACACAGTCGGTCGGCTGCAGTTCAACATTCCTTCATGGGTACCTGGTATCGGCGGTAATAGTTTCGGTGTTCCTAAGATGCCGAAATTCCACACAGGAATTAATACTGTACCAGGTGGACCAGGTACCGAAATGGTTGCTACTCTCCAAGCGGGGGAGCGAATTCTCTCCGCCACAGAAAACAGTGGCGCCGGCACCCGCATTCATGTGACAGGTGATGCACGTTCGTGGCTGTATCAAGTTATCAAACACGGTCTTAAAAATGGCGATTTGAGGCTGGTCTGATATGTCAATTGCTGTAACTCCGAATGATCCGCGAGTGCGCCTATTCATAAACAATACTTGGACTGATGTTTATCGGCGAGTACGCCAAGCGGAGGGAGGAAGTATATCGATCGAATTAGGTAATGATGACGAGGCACTAGGTGATGAGATTAATCCAGGTAAATGTTCATTCACTTTCGATAACATGGATGGCGCGTTTAACCCGGACAATCCAATGTCGCCATACTGGCCGTTCCTCAGCATCAACGTACCAGTGTGCGTACTCTTGGATGAGCTACGTGACACCTACAGTCGGGTAGCTACTAACACATGGGGGTCTGCTGACACGGGAGAGACTTACCTAACCAAGAGTCTTAATGGTGCAATAAATGCTACTGACTTCAGCACAGATGGATCGGTAGGCAAGCACTCGGTACCTGCCGTGAGTGCGTATCGAATGAGTTATTTCGACGCATCCAGCGGCGGCCGTACCGCCTACAACATGGTACAGAAAATCAGATTTACATTGCCATTTACCAACGTGACCGGCGGACCATTAGAGCCTGGTAATCTAGTGTGCCGAATGCAAAGTGACACGGCGTATTACATGTGCCGCTTGACAGTTGAGGCAGATGAATCCGTCAAGCTATCGATTTTCCGCGACGGCGGTACCGTGCTTGCTGCTGCCGTAACAGTCCCAGGTGTAACTAACCTGGCAGGGCAAGGCATCTGGGTAATGTTTGGTGCATTTGACACTTTGTTGGTCGCCAATGCTTGGGTCGGAGACAACGTAACCGATGAGCCTACCGGGTGGCTTATTAGCGCGACAGACACGAATTATGGTTATGGCTGGTACGGAATACGCACGGGAGTGAGCGCTACCAACACCAACTCGCTACCTATCGTAGTGAGTTATGACCATCACTCAGTTTACAATTCCTTGTTCAACGGTGAGATTGCCGAATTCCCGCAAGAATTCAGTGATGACGGCGTAGACATGGTTGTGCCGATTTCGGCCGGAGGGATTCTCCGCCGTTTTGCGGAGAGCAAGAGCCCTATGAAGACTCCTCTCCGACGTTATTATGAACAGCTTGCGTTGGTAGCGCCGGATAAATATTGGCCATTAGAGGAGGGAGAAATAGCGCTAACGGGTGCGGCGAGTATAGGTACAGGCGCTGACATAGCCCACTTCGTTTTTACTAGCGATTTTGGTGTAGACAATTCTACTGAAAAGCATTTCGGTCAAGCCAAGCTTGGCGCATGGATGATCAACGGTGCTCAAATATTAGACACAGATAAGCTCAGCATATTGTCTCCAGGGAGTGCTGTAACCAATCAGCGTCTTGCCGTTCAATGGGTGCGTACCGGCGGGAGTCAAACTCACGAAGCTATGGATATAATAGGGGCCTATGCTCCGGGAACTGTGTTTGCTGGAATTGATCTAGATGCTTACGGAATTGAAGTAAATGCGTTTGCAAAACAAATTACAATTGTACCAGGTTTTACATCAGCGCCGGTTGTATTAGATACGACTTTGTTTGATAATAATATTTTTGACGGTGCGGCTCACCATTTTCATTTTCGAACTAACGCAACCGGT